GCAACCCATAGTCCCCGGCCCCCATCGTCAACGGCTTGTCGACCTTCACCCCGTCCGCGTAGACCTCCACGATCCGACCGCCCGTCGCCCGTTGAAGGCTCGGATGCTGCACGTACACGATGTCGCCCAGATTCGTATAGATGGCATCGAGGCACGCGGGAATCTCCACCATCCGCTTCATGTACTGGTTGACGCGAAGCTGACGGCTGGCATACCGCCAGACCCGCGAACGTTTGGTGTGACCGAAGCAATCCAGGCTGGCCGGGATGTCGTTCTCGGCCCCCAGCAATGGCACCGGCCAGGACTCCGCCCCGTAGTCGGCGTTCTCGTCGTAGAACTCTGCATCGTAGACCGTCGCCGCTTCCGACGTGTCGATCCACGTCTCGCTGAACCCTTCCCGCAGATTGGAGACGTTGAACATCTGCGCCGGCGTGCCCGGCTTGTCGATCACGACGCCGATCTTGTTGCCCCGGAAGTAGGGCATCGCACAGGCGCTCCGCAGCACGCGAATCGCCTGCTCCCACGTAGACCCTTCTTCATCTAAGACGCCGTTGAAGACAAACCGCTTCTCCGTCCCGCCCGCCTCGTCGGACACCATCTCGTCGCACCAGTCCGCCAGGGCCACGAAATCATCGAGCACCAGATAGCTCGGGTCCAGTCTCCGGTAGGACTCCACCGCATACGGCACCGAATCCCCATTGCCCTTGATGATCGGACGGGTCAGAACGTCAAACGCCACCCACGCCGGATTGTCCGACCACTCGATGCTCCAGGTGGAAGTTGCATCGTCGTATACCCGGACCAGCTTGCCCTTGATCTTGACGTAGTAGTCAATCGCGCCGGAGATGTCCTTTGACGCCGCCGCCCCGATCGCCGTGTACGCCAAACCGGGATGCTTCTGGGCCGTGCTGAACGCGCACTGGATACAGTCGAAGTAGAAGTCGTCGCCGTGGTCGCTGTGGCGGCTGTTGTTGCGGGTCACCCCCACCTCGTAGGTCGTCCCCGCCACCAGCGTAAACGGACTGCCCCCCTCGTAGGTTTCATTGAACCACCGATGAATCCGCACCGGCTTGGTCGTGTTGCCCCAGATGTTCTCGTCCGACAGAGTATGCCACGTGCCGCCCGACTCCCGGATGCGAACCGTCACGTCCACATCCGTTGCGTCATGGTCCCCATCGGCAGAGTAGTTCGTGAACCCGTTCGGGAATCGCAACACCACCGCCGCCCTATCGCACTTGACCGCCGTGAACGTGGCCGTCACCTCATTCGGGGACACGCTCGTATCGTTGCACAGTTGATTGACCGGAATCTCGAACGCATCCGGCACGCTCGACGCCGCCTGATCGTCCGTGCCCGTGAAGTGTTCCAGCACGAAGTCGTCTGAGTCGGCATACTGCTCGGGGGCTTTGTCGTTCAGTCGCTCTGTCCCTTCGACAATCCCCTGGATAGGACCGTCGCTGTAAGCAATCTTCAGCCAATAGAGGTCCGTAGCTCCCTCAATCTGGCTCTCTTTGCTGAAGGGATTGGTGCCCTCCGTGATCTCGCTCGTCGCATAGGAACAAATGATGTTCCCTCGCACCCCATACGTCCCGTAGACCAAGGGGATGAAACTGCCCACCCGCTGCGTCGTCGCCGGTTCCCATGTGTAGTGCTGGCTGGCGTTCTTCGATCCCTCGCCCGGCCCTACCAGCGCATTGAGCGCCAGCGCCCCGCCCATCATAATCGCGCCGGACGCAAGAGACGCCCCAAACGAGCCGGATGCAAGACCTAACAGATGCACGGAAGCCCACGGTGCGAACGCCGCCAGGGCAATCATCCCGCCGATCATCAGCGCCTGCTCGCCCTCGCCCATCACCGGTCGAATCACAAGCTGATTGACCGGACCCGGCACCAAATCCCAATCGGCCTGATCGACCAACTCGCCTTCCAGGAACGCCTGCACTTGGACGTCCCGGCCCTCAATGATGTCCTGTTCGATGATCTGGCGAAGACTCCGCCCATCGCACCGCACGAACTGCCACGCCCGCTTGGTGGTCATCGGCGTGAGCATGATGACCGTTTCGAGGTAGTTCCTGGGCCACCAGTACCCGTCAATCGTGTCCCGCCACGGCCTTCGAGATAGAGGCTCGGCAATCACCTTGCCCGCCGCTCGGCCCGGACAATGCAGAAACAGGTTGTCGTTGGGCAGCACCACGCCGATATGCGCGTTGAGGTCCTTGCCCGAAAAGGTCACCAGCGACCACGGCCTCGGCCAGTCCAACCGCACGTAGTCCATCTGCTGCTGCTCGTACACCGGCCGAGAGTCCGCCGGGTCCACCTTGCCGATCTCGGGGATGTCGACACCGATCCGGGACATGAACGCCTTGACCAACCCGTAGCAGTCGTAGGCGTCCGGTCCCGTCGCCATGCGCTTGTACGGCTTGCCCAGGAAGTCGGCGAGGATGACATCCAGCTCTTTCGGCGTAAATCGAATCATGCGTACCTCACCGCCTCTCTCCGCAGGCTCAACGGGCCTCCATAGTTACCGGGGAACATCCCTCTCGCCACGCAATCGTCCGGGTTGCGGTTGCACGTAGTCAACGCCCCGGTGTAGCCGCACCGCGCCGACTTGAATTTGTGCCGGCAACTGTGCGGATTGAACCGATCCTCCGGCACCCGATACCGCACGGACGACGGCACGCCCAGCGTGAACGACACATCCGGCCAGCGATTCTCCGTACCCACAATGGTCATGGTCACCGCGTCCTCGCTGTAGTCCTCGGCAAGGTAGTTCGTATTGACCTGCACAAAGCTGATCGTCCCCCCTATCAAACCATTGTACGTCCGCATGTAGTCCTGGAGCACGTACCCAACGTTGGTCACAGACATCGTGACCTCGGGAATCTCTCCCTCCGAATCGCACGTGAACCCACCGATGGAGAAATTGAACGCCGCGTACGTATGGCCCCCGTAGCTGATGTCTTCGGTATTGGCCGCATACCGCAACGTGCCGCCACTATCGGGCAGCGTCACCGTCAACAGCCACACCCACGCCCCCGGCTGAGAAAGCTGGTTCTTCAGCGCCGTTAAATTAGCCGGCATCTCAGGCATTATGTGTACGTCCCTATCGCCTCAATGAACTCGATCTCCACCCGCCACGTGGATTGCCCATCCCCTTCCAGTGTGCACCGAGGCGGGCCTGCAAAATGCACGAAGTACGCCGTATTGTTCGTCGGGTCCGTGAACTTGATCGGCACCGCGCCGCAGCCGGCGTCGTCCTCCCAGAAGTCGTCCAGCGTCTCCTTGTTCGTGTTGCTCAACTGGCTGTAGACAAAGGACCATCGCAGGGGAATTTTGGTCTTGGTCTTGACCACCAGATAGGCCCCGTCCTCCAACGGCGTGCGCTGTGTGGGATCAATGGCCGGCTCGCGGACAAAGCCCTCTTCGTCCGGGTTGACACCGAGATTGGGATACACAGGTTGCGCCATGGACTACCTCCGCCGATTCGCCCGCGCCATCGGGCCGTTGTTGCGCTTGTCCTTGAGCACCATGCCCACGATCATCCGTCGGCCGTCGAACTGGACGCCGGTCTGCTGCGCCTCGACCTGGGCCGACGACTGGTTTGTGATGTTGAACACCGGCTGCGGCAGCGCCATCACCGGAGAGACCCCTTTGGGTAGCACCGTCTCGTCTTTTTGCAAAATCGCCGGGTACTCGTCCCATCGCAGACCGTTGTGCAACCGGGGAGCACCGGCAAATACACTCCACGGCACGTTCCTCACAGCAGACGGCGCTGTCCCAACCCGCCACCCACCGTGCGCCACCGGCGTCTGGTAGCTGATGTCCGTCGCCCCCATCGGCACATCCGTCGCCGCCGGCGTGCCACCGAAGTAGTCCACGAACGCCCTGCTGATACTCCTGGACAACGGCTCAGTGATCTGCTGGCGGAGGATCATCCGGGCCACATCCCTCCACAGGGCATCCAGCGCCTGTCGGGCATCCTGCGCCCCCACCGCGATATCCTCGAAGGCCCGCCCCCACGTATCGCCGAACTGCTCCCCCAACTCCACCAGCCGCTTGCGCTTCTCCAGGCGGTCCAGTTCCTCGTTGTACTGCACCAGCCTGGCTCTGGCCTCAGCGGTCCCATCGCCGAACGCCTCCATGACCGCCGCCTCGTACTCCACCATCTTTGCGGCCCGCTCGTGGCTATACTCCAGGCGGCCGATGATCTGCATCTCCTTGGCCAGTTCGGCATTGAGCCGCTCCACCTTGTCGCGGGCGTCCAGTGTCGACTCGGACAGTTCCTCCATCCCCTCGCCGCCGATCAGGCCCCCTTCCCGCACCCGTCGACCGTAGGTGGGCATCCCGGTTTCCACTGTCGGCTCGGGGACACCCCCCGGCAAGCCGCTCGCGCGATCCCTCAGATCGCCCATCTGCCGTGCGGCATTCTGCCGCGCGTATTCGTCCATCAGTTGCTTGGCGAACAGCTTGTCGTCGGGGTCGTAGAACACCCGCTTTGTCGGCAGCTTCGCGCCAGGAACGGCCCCCATTCCGCCAAATGGGGCCGCACCAACCGTTGGAACATCGTGATACCCTACCAGGCCACCAGTCGCCCTCTCGTAGTCACGCTGAAACAACGCCTGCTGGTCCTTCGGGAGCATCAGGTACTTATCCCGAAACGACTTGTCAGCGGTATTGAGGCGGTTCATCGCATTGATGATGATCTCCACGCCCTCGACAAAATCAGTAGACCACCTCTCCAGATACCGCTGATTGTCCTTCACGAAATCAGCCATTGCCTTGGAACCGCGTGCCAGCGCCGGAGCGAACGCCTCCCCGATCGTCACCCGGATCTCTTTCATGGCTTCGTGATACCGCTCGAATTGCTTGGCCGCCGTGTCGGCCATCTTGCTGTAGGCTTCCAGGTCCGCCCCCGAGGACCCCATGATGTAGCTGACATCCTCCGCCACGCCCCCTGCCTGCTCCAGGGCCACCGCCAGACCCGTCAAACCACGGCGGTTCTGGAAGATCGCCGCCAGTTGCTCGTTGCTCGCCTTTGCCAGTATGCGCAACATACCCGACAACTGCTGGGCGTGCAGCGTCGTGACATTCATCTCGAACCCAAGCTCCGCCGCCGCCTTCTTACCTTCCTCTGTAGGCTTTCGGAAGGCGTTAATCAGCGCCCTCAGCGATGTCACCGCCAACGGCGCTCGCAACCCGCCCCTGGTCAGCGTCGCCACCGCCGCCAGCAGTTCCTCCAGGGACACCCCCGCCGACGCCGCATCCGCCGCCACCAAACCGATCTCGGACGCCAGATCCTCAAAGACCAGCTTGCCCCGCTGGACCGTCTCAAACAGGTCGCTCGACACCTTCCCCGCATAGTCCGCCGACAGACCGTACGAATTGAGGATCGTCGTAATCGCATCGCCCGCCACCGCCGTCGTCGTCAATCCCGCTTGGGCCGCACGCGACGACACGGTCAACACATCCATCGCCTTAGAGGCGTCAATGGATGCCGACAGGATGTCGTACAGGCCCTTGCTCAGGGTCTCTGTCCCCTCACCAAACTCGATCGCCAACTCGCGAATCTGCTGCTTGTACGCCGGCAGATACTTCATTGCCCCGTCGCGATAGAGCATGGTCGAGACGTTGGCCATCTGCCGCTCGAACGCCGCAAAATCCCGCACCGACTGCTTGAGCAAGCCGTAAGCCTTGAGGCCCAGGTACAGCCCGCCGAGGTTCTTCGCCAGTCCCGCCACGGCCACGGACGCCTTGGTGGCCCCACCCTGCACCGCCGTGGTCGCCCCCGTAAACGCCGCCGCGCCAGTGACAGCGCCGGTCGAATCAATTTTGAGGCTTAGCGTTTCTTCCCGAATGTTCCCTTTGGCCATGCCACTGCCTCGCTATCTCGTCCAAACCAATGACCAGCTCGAGAAACACGATTCGCTGCCCCGTCTCCCGGATGCCCGCGAGATCGAGGTACGCGCAGACATCGGCCACCGAGATCGGATTCGCCCCGAAGCCTGCCTGTCTCTGCTTGGACAGCACCAGAAATCCATCATAGACCCACGCCCACTCTTCCCGCAGTTGCGGCCTGCCGTCCCATGCCGGCGTCGGCAGGCCCTTGGCCGCCCGCTGTCTCAGCGTCCCGATGTATGGCCCCCACTGGAGTTGCCATCTCAGGACGTCGCCGAGTTTTTTTCCGCTTCCCGGACCTGCTCTTTGCGGAAGTTCTCTTCCTCAAGGGACTGCATGAAGACGAAGTTCCACAGCCGCCACAGTTCCTTGTCCCGGAACCACTCCAGCGCCGTCTGGCTGGAATACGGGATCGGCTTGCCCTCGTCGTCCTCGACGCCCTTCCAGTCCAGCAGGATCG